TTCGCGCAATCAAGACTTTGGTGCAATTGCCAAGGAATTCGAAAAAGTAGCAAACCCACAACAATCAAACTCATATGAAGATGACCGTTTCTGGAAGATGGAACGTGATAAAGCTGGTAATGCAACAGCAGTCATTCGCTTCCTACCACGTGTAGAAGGTGATGAACTTCCATGGGTTAAGATCTTCTCTCATGGCTTCAAAGGACCAACAGGTAAATGGTACATTGAGAACTCACTCACTACACTAGGTCAGAACGATCCAGTTGGCGAGCTCAATACAAAACTATGGAACTCTGGTTCAGATGCTAACAAAGAGATCGCACGTCTACAAAAACGTAGATTACATTTCATCTCAAACATCTTAGTTGTATCAGATCCTAAACACCCAGAAAACGAAGGCAAAGTAATGCTATTCAAGTATGGTAAAAAGATCTTTGATATGATCATGAACAAGGCTCGTCCTACATTTGAAGATGAGAAACCAGTCAATGTGTTTGACTTATGGGAAGGTGCAAACTTCAAGATCCGTATGCGTACGGTTGAAGGTTATCCTAACTATGACCAATCAGCATTCGCTGAACCAACTCCAGTAGCACCAAGCGATGAAGCTATCTTAGCTGTTGCTAATAAGCAAGTTAAACTAGCAGAGTTCCTTGAGGCTAAGAACTTTAAGAGCTATGACGAACTTAAGACTAAGTTGGATTCAGTATTAAGTGGTGATGGTCAAGTTCCTACAGCAGAACAGCTTACTAATGAGCCGTTACCTGTAGCAGAACCTAGATCATTCGCTTCAGCTCCAGCCCCAGCTCCAGTAGCAAAGGCTCCAGAGATCAATGAAGATGACGAAGATGTAATGTCATTCTTTCAAAAGATAGCTGATGAGGCTTAATGAGTTTTATATATTCTATAGATGAATATAAATTCCTGTACACAATACAGGAAGCTTGGAAAGAAATACTTGACGAATATAAAAAAGCCGTTGCAACTATAAAGGTTGACAGCGGCTTCGTCAATAATGGATTAGTATATCCTTGGCCTGAAAAAGATCTTTATGACAAAGGTTGGAAGGCGATAGGATTAGTTTATAAAGGTAGAGATGATTACTACTATACTCAACAAGTAAGGGAGCAATTTCCTTTAACTAATAAACTAGTTAAAGCAATTCCTGGAGTATACATAGCAGGCTTTTCTATACTAGAACCAAAAACCAGAATATATCCACACACAGGATATACCTCTGATGTATTCAGATCTCATTTAGGTCTTATATGTCCTAAAGGAGCTTACCTTGAAGTTAATGGTGAAAGAATTGAGTGGGAAGAAGGTAAGATGTTTGTCTTTGATGACATGGTTACCCATAATGCTTATAACGGTTCAGATGAAGAGCGCGTTATATTAATGGTTGATTTTCACAAAACTAAGTAGCAAATCTCGATCTATAGTATTGTCTTATAGATGTATCTTGATCTCGTATAGGTACTTTAATCATATTGTTAGTAGATTGTTTTGATATATTAGTTGGAGCATTTACTATATTATTTGATGTATTTTGTGGCTGTTGTATCTTTGCCATATCATTATCTGCAGATCTATTATAAACTTCTGCAGCTTTTGCGGGAATCTCAGCAGCTTGCATTTTGCCTGTAGTAGGAGTAGCAGTATTTGCTTTATCTGCAAAATAATTATCATAGACGCCTTTACCTGCACCTATTAAACCACCAATACCACCACCAATTGCTGTACCTACGCCCGGAATTACAGAACCTATCATAGCTCCATAACCAGCATACTTAACAGCAGTACCACCTACACCTACAGCTTTACCTGCTGATTCATGTCCAGTTTCTTTTAGATAATCTCCACCAGCTTGAATACCTTCTCCAGCTAAGGCAGCTATTCCACCAATACCAACACCCTTAGCTAATTTACCAAGACCGCCTACCTTTGATAGATAGCCAGCACCTTTACCTGGAAGTCCACCACCCATACCACCAAGAGTTCCCATCATGCTTCCAAGACCACCTGATGATTCCATACCCTTTATGGCTGCTAGTAATTCAGCTTCTGATTTACTTCTTCGTTTATTCTCTTCTTCTGTAACATGAATAAGCTTATCAATAGAATCACCTGAATGATTCATTGCTTTTAATGAATCTTCTTCTTCTTGAGATACATTTAATTGATCATTTGATATAGCAGGACCTGCAAATTGTACAGCCTTTTCTTTTGGCTTAGCAAATTCAACTTGATTAGGTTTTAATTTTGTTTCAAGATCTTCTTTCTTTTCACCTTGATATCTAGGATCTATATTAATAACTTCAGCTGCAGCTTTGTTTCTAGCTTCAAATTGTTTATTGCCGCCCTTAGTTCTACCAATCTCTTCATCAGATAGACCTGCTTCTCTTAATGAATCAGTCTTATATTGTTGGGTTTGAAGCTCGGCTCTGGCTTTAATAGTTTTCTTGCCACGGGTTTGATAATACTGTTCTACTGCTTTATCGCTACCAGCAAACTGAGGGAGATACTTCATGTTCTCATTCATTTTAGTCATAGCAGAAGCAGTCTTTAATCTCTCTTCTCTAACTGCTAGTTTATTCTCTATTAAACCACCGGATCCACGAGTCACTAAACCTGTAGTTTCAGCAAGACCTCTTAATGAACCTAGTTTATATCTAATTGAGTTTGGATCGAATTTATCACCACCACGACCCATTATCTTTTCTTTGAATTGTTGACCTAATGATCTATAGTCAAGCTTTTGCTCTTTACCAAGCTCTTCTCCACGACCACCACCAAGTAATTTACCTTTTGTATTAAGTGCAGACTCTGAGATAACTCTAGTAAGTTTCTCAATATTACTAATTAATTTTTCATGGCTATCTAATAGTCTATCAGATCTTTTATCTTCGTGTTTATTATCTTGAAGTGTCTCAGCCTTTTGCTTTAAGTCAGCTGCAATTATTTCTGCTGGAGGAGTTACTGCTGGTTTTACACTTGAAGTAAATGCTGCAGATGGAGCAGCAGTTTTTACTGTATTCTCTGCTCTTAATTTTTCAACGACAGCCTTTAGGTCTACTTTAGGACCACGTTCGCCTGGAGTTTGTTTTTTGATTAAATCAACAAACTCTTGTTCTGTCATTTGTGCTACACCGGGAGGTGCTGTAGGTTTTTTTGCCATATCTTATTTATGCTACCGATCCATATACTGTACCTGTTGCTCCCCATGTTACTGAATTTGCATTAAGGTTAATTGCTTTTCCACCTGGTTGACCTAGCATTTGAGTAGGAGAAACTTGCGGACTACCTGGGTTAAATCCATTTCCTCCTGCACCCCCAGCTGAGCCACCAGCGCCACCCTGTGTTGGTTGGGAAATACTACAATTTGGTATTGGACCTATTCCGATAGAATTACCACCGGCTGCTCCCCAGCCTCCACCGCCTCCACCAGCAGATATTACTCTTTGTATAGGACCTGAAACCCTAACTGAGGCTCCTCCTCCGCCACCAGCGCCACCACCACCGCCTGGACCAACTGTACTTTGTACAGCACCTGCACCACCAACACCTGGTAAAATTCTACCACCTCCACCTCCAGCACCTACTTGAAGCGCACTAGAACCCGCTGTAGCCCCGCTCTGACCAATAGAACCACCTGCTCCACCAATAGATACCAAAACGGGTGGAGTTGGGCTTGCAACTGCAGATCCACCTGTCCCGCCACCAGCTCCGCCACCACCTCCAGAATATCTTGAGCCAGTAGGAATAGGTATTTGGGGAGCTGTTCCACCAGCACCTCCTCCACCACCACCGCCTGCAATATAAGAATTATTAGTAATAGTAACTGGTTTAGCTAAATTTATTGCGGGTTGACCTGCTGTATTATTCCATCCTACAACGGCCCCAGGGGCTGCATTAATACCGGCACCATATCCACCTTGACCCATGATGAAACCATTATTAACAACAGTAACAGTACTAGGAAATGACGCTGGAATATTCATGCCATAAACTGTTGCACCGGTTGCGCCATCAGCATAGATATATACTCCAGGAGCTACTGTTACTTGAACTGCACCAGAACCTGGATAAGCTGGAGAAGCCACTGTTGTGGCCCATGTTAATAAATCTAGATTAGACTGTGGCGTGGAAATAGTACCTGTCCATAGATTTGATTTACCTTGAAGGTTAGTCATGGATATCTGGGTTCCAGGTGTAGGAACCCCAGCCAAGGTGCGCACTGCAGCATCATTCATGGATATCTGGGCAGTAGGAGTTAAAGCTAACTCTGCATTAATCTGGTTAAAACCTATTTGTCCTGATGGGGTTGCCATTTTATCCTAAACTAATATTTGCATATCTTGATGCCGTTGGTTCGCCGTTTTCATCAGATCTTGATTGAAACCATAAACCATCTGATTCGTCTTGTACTAAAACGCTGATAACAAATAGTTCAGCTTTCTCTACATTTATAGTATAATCTACATTAGCTGTTGCATCTGCTATTGCTTCTGCATACGTATCAAATTCTTTTATACCGTCTATACCATGATAGATATAACTAGACGTTTTAGTTGTATCATCTGCATATCCTTCATATAGCCAGTCAATATTATACTGTGGATCTGAAAGATCTGACGGTGGAGTATTATCCACTAGAGTGTAATATGATACCTTACTGTCTACTGTTGTTTTATAGTTTATACCAGGAGTAGGATACTGTGCTGCTCTAAAATCAGCTTTGATTCTAGCTTGAAGTGCTTTTGCATCATCAAACGTCTCAGCAGTTTCCAATAAACCTGTTAATTGATTATGTACTTGATATTTTTTATTCATAATTTTCCTTTCTTTGTTATTTATGCTACCGATCCATATACTGTACCAGTTGCACCCCATGTTACTGAATTAGCATTTAGTGTGATAGCTTGGCCGCCTGTTCCGCCAGTAAAAACTGATGCATTAGCACCAGCAGCTCCCCAACCACCACCGCCGCCAGAAGTTGAAGCCGTACCAGCACTTCTGATACCTGATGCACCAGCCACTCCACCTGCCCCACCAGCACCGCCAGACACACGATTACAAGTACAGGGTCTTGCTTGTAAAAATGCTCCACCACCACCACCCGCTCCGCCCACCTTACCTTGTACAGTTGTAGCATTAAAGCAAGGAGTACCACCTGCTCCTCCAGTCCCTGGTAAAATTCTACCACCACTAGCTCCTGCTCCTGTAGCATTAAAAAAAGGATTTCCTCCTCCGCCTGCTGCTAAATAAGATGTTCCAACATTACCAGGAGATCCTATAGCTCCACCAAGAACTATTGTACCAACTCCAGTAGAAATTCTATTAGCAGTAGCTCCACCTCCTGCACCTCCACCGCCACCAGCAGCTCCAGAACCACCACCTCCACCGCCGCCAGCTATATAAGAATTATTAGTGATAGTAACTGGTTTAGATATATTAATAGCAGGTTGACCCGCTCCAGATGGACCTCTTGTTGTACCTGGAGTAGACACAATTGCAGCGCAACCATTATATCCGCCCTGGCCCATAATATAACCATTATTAACTAGTGTCACTGTAGATGGAAATGATGCTGGAATATTCATGCCATATGTTGTAGCACCAGAAGCACCATCTGCCCAAACATAAATACCTGGTGCCACCGTAATTTGAACTGCACCTGACCCAGGATAAGCAGGTGATGCTACAGTTGTTGCCCATGTATATAGGTTTAGATTAGACTGTGGCGCGGAGATAGTACCTGTCCATAGATTTGATTTACCTTGAAGGTTGCTCATGGATATCTGGGTTCCAGGTGTAGGAACACCAGCCAAAGTCCTAACAGCAGCATCATTCATGGATATCTGGGCAGTAGGAGTTAGTGCTAACTCTGCATTAATCTGGTTAAAACCTATCTGTGCTACTGGAGTTGTCATTATGCTACCGATCCATATACTGTTCCAGTTGCTCCCCATGTTACTGAATTTGCATTAAGGTTAATTGCTTGACCGCCAGTACCACTTGGAAATGGAGATACAACATTTGGTGTAGCTAATACACCTGTAGCTCCTCCAACATTACTACCACCACCAGCACCTCCTGTGCCATTTTGAACTGGGCTAGCATAACCATTTAAAGCTCCTCCACCTGCAGCACCCCAACCACCACCTCCTCCGGAAACTGCACTAAATCCAACTGGCCCTCCAAGTGGGCCAGGTCTTGCGAGTGCATTATAAGTTCTTCCACCACCACCTCCGCCACCACCGCCTGCAGCAAATACTGTAGGTGAAGATGTTCCAGCTCCACCAGTACCAGGAAGAATTCTTCCACCTGCAGCTCCTGCAGCGGCATTACTTCCAGATGCTCCAACTATACCAATAGCTCCACCAATAGCAGCTACTGGTACACATGTTGCGACTGCAGTAGAACCACCACCAGCGCCACCTCCGCCAGCAGTAAATCTACATACTGCTGGGCCTGGTGCAGCTTGTGATGTACCCGCACCACCACCGCCGCCTCCAGCTATATAAGAATTATTTGTAATAGTAACTGGTTTAGCCAAATTTATAGCAGGTCCTCCGGGTAGTGCAGCAACTCCTGCAGCTGGAGATTTAGGTGTTGGTGAACCAGCTCCACCATATCCACCCTGACCCATGATATAACCATTATTAACTATTGATACTGTAGATGGAAATGATGCTGGAATATTCATGCCATATACAGTTGCTCCAGTTGCGCCATTAGCATAAACATAGACTCCAGGAGCTACTGTAACTTGAACTGAACCAGAACCTGGATAAGCTGGAGAAGCCACGGTTGTAGCCCAAGTGTAAAGGTCTAAGTTAGATTGAGGTGAAGATATAGTACCTGTCCATACACTAGACTTGCCATAACCATCAGCTGCTAGTCTAATAGCTCCAGTAGGAACACCGTACAGATTTCTTACACCCGTAGCACCAAGTGATATCTGTGCAGTTGCAGTAAGGCCAAGTTCAACATTAACATTAGTGCCTAAACTGATTTGACCTGATGCCGGTAATGCCATTACTTATTCTCCAGTTTATTTTTTTCATCTTCTAAATGTTTAACTAACATAGCAACATAGATCTCGCGTTCAAATGGAAACATCTCTTCAATCTCAGTCAACGAATACTTATGGTATTGCATGAGAGCAAAGTTCATTTTATAATAATTATGAAGGCTCTCGTGACTGAGATTAATTAAAAAAAACTTTCCAGGCCCTCCATAACTTTAACATGATGCTTAGCACATACTGGACAGTCATATTCTACAGTTTGACTCATCTTAGGCATAGTTAAAAAGAACTGTTCGATCTTCTTAAATTGCTCTTGAGTTAGATTCTCAAGAAAGTCAATAGTATCCTGTTTGCTTTGTTCTGCAATATGAAATACTTCTTCTGTAGTATAGATGCTATCAATACATTCTGCGATCACATCAAATATACTATTAATATCACCTTCTTTAACCTTACCAAGTTTATCAAGTGTATCAATACTTGGATTCTTCATGATGACACCAACGTCATCAAATAGTTCTATCTTATCGGTATGACCTTCTGGAAACTTGACTTCGAATTTAGATATGTCTAAATTAACTTGAGCCTTTGCTTTCTCATCGGTACATGTATCACATAGGAATAATAGTTCTACTATCTCTCCTACTGATTTTGCTCTGATTTGAGTAAACAAATACTCATAATCATATAGAGCTAATTTATCTGGATCAATCTGATCTAGTATGCAACTAACAATAATAGATTTAAGAGTGTTTACCATTACCTTTGGATCCTCAGACTGCTGGGCCAAGAGTAATGCTTTTTCTTCTTTAACTAAAAACGGTCTATACTTAATTTCTTTCTTTGAAGATGGTATCACTGTATTATATACAGGAGTCTTCATCATTGGTAATGCCATACTATTCTCCTTTATTATTCATATTCTGAATTAACTTACTCAATTCACTTGTGCTTCCCACAAAGATTGCGTTGTTATTTGTTACTTGTTTACCTTGAGCTGCCTCAGTAGTCTTAGGTGTATCTAACTTTTGTTTCTTTTCACTTAACTTAAGTAGCTGTTCATTAGTATCAGCAAGTTGTTTCATAAGGTTACCTACAACCTCAAAGGCTCTAGGATGCTCAGATTGTTTTGCAATCTCTAATGCATGATACAATGCATCCTGTCCCTGATTTAAAAGCTTATGTAGATTATTTCGCGCTGTGTCATAGTCACGCTCTACATTTTCTCCCATACCTTTTGTTTCGGGTAGAACCACATCACCATTGGCTGTTATAACTTCACCTTGTTTAATGGGTTCTACACCAAATATCTTTGACAAATTCTCATCAGACTTCATAATAATACCTTTATGTTAAACTATCTTCCTTGTTGGTGTTACTCTACCAGTATCTGCTGCTGGAGCAGGGGCCTCACCAAATGCTGGAGGTGCAGAATTTACACTGACATCAACAGTCATTGGAGCTTGTTGCATAGGTTGTTGAACTGGTTGTTGCCATGTTTGTCCTGTTGGTAAACCCATAACTGGAGCTTGTGGTGTTGGATCTGTATTTTGCCCAGCTTCGATCTGTGCGATCTTCTCTTTACCACGTGTAAATGCTGAGATACCTAAGATAGCACCCATAGATAAGTGATATAGACCACCGCCTTGTAGCGTTAGTGGCGTCCAACTTGTAACTGCTTGACCTGGATTCCAATATTGTAACACGTTGAATATGATT